CGGCTGAGTTAGAGGCAATTAAAAGAAATAAAGAGCTAGCAAAATTAGCTAAAGATAGAGCAAACCGTGAAAAAGAAATAGCAAAACAGAAAAAAGACCAACTAGCCTTAGACAAAGCTGCCCTAGCGCTTGGCAAGGGTGAAAGTATATTTGACCTAGACAAAATACAGATAGCGGCAGCTATTTTATCTACGCAAGAAAATATACAAAAACTAGGCACAGCGGCTACAGACCAGCAAAAACTACAGCTAGCCAATGATGCGCAGCGCCTAACAGTTAAACAGTTAATGCTAGATTTAGAAGATGCTATAGCTGATAAAGATGTAAAGCGCGCTACAAGCCTGTCTAAGCAACTAAATACAGAGCTAGCAATATTAGGTACGCTTACAGGCCAGACCTATAAGCTAGGTGAAATAGATAAAATACTAGATAGCTTTAAGCCTAAAAATTTAATAAACCTAGATAACCTAGATGCAGCTATAAGAAAATTAAACGAAATTATGGGCTCTAAGTTTGATTTTCTTAGCCCTATTATGCCTAGCCAAGATAGGACAGGTATAAACGATTTAGCGCCGGATATAACTAGCCGCTATGTAGCAGGTGACCCAGAGGCTATAAGAGCTGTAGAGGCTCACGCAGATGCTATTAGTATGTTGGCTGAGTCAGAGCTAGCGCTAGCAGATGCGCTTTTTGCAGAAAGCATACGCGCACTAGATTTAGCTACAGCAAGCGTAAGCCCTAGCGCTCTGCCTAGTTTTGGCGGCTTTGACCCCGCCCGTTTCCGTATGGCAGATAACATAACAATAAACGTAAATGCAGGTGTAGTAGGTAGTGAGGACACAATTAGCCTAGCTGTACAAAGAGCTATATTAGACCTAGAGCGCAAGGGTGACCCGTTGCGTTACACCGGTGGACTATGACCCTGCCAGTTATAAACGCTATAATTAACTTTAGTACTGGCCCTAGCTTTGCTCAAGCTATGATTTTAGGTGAGGGTATATTAGATACAAACATATTAAGCGATAGCGCGGCAGTAATTGTAGATGTGTCTGACGTAGTAGATACAATACAAACTAACAGAGGCCGTAACCCACAGGCCGACCAATTCCAAACAGGTACACTAACTTTAAGAATAGTAGACCAAAATGGCCATTTTAACCCTCAAAACCCTAGCGGGCCTTTTTTTGGCTTGCTTGACCCTATGCGTAAAGTAGCTATATCTGCTACTTATAACAGCGTTACTTACCCTATCTTTAGCGGCTTTATTACTAGCTATAGCACTACTACGCCTAAAAATGCGTTAGACGTTGTTTATACCACAATAACGGCGGTAGATGCGTTTAGACTTGCCCAAAATGCACAGATAGCCACAGTAACAGGGGCTACCGCGGGCGACTTATCCGGTACACGCATTAACCAAATATTAGACCAAATAGGCTGGCCTAACTCTATGCGTGACGTAGATGCCGGCTTAACTACGCTACAGGCAGACCCCGGCACAGCCCGTACCAGCTTGGCAGCTATGCAGACGGTTACCCTAAGTGAGTACGGGGCGCTTTATGTAGATGCTACCGGTAGCTTTGTATTTCAAGATAGGCAAGTTACTACAGCTAGCATAGGTGGCACACCTACCGTGTTTAACGATAACGGCACAAATATAGGTTACTTTGATGCCTTATGGCGCTTAGATGATACGTTGGTATTTAACGCGGCTAGCATCACCCGTACAGGCGGTACTACACAGCTAGCCATAGACCAAGCAAGCATAGATAAATACTTTACCCACAGCTATAACCAACAAAATCTACTAATGCAGACAGACGCCGCGGCCCTAGATTACGCCCAAGCCTATGTAGCTAGCCGTAAAGAAACCTCAATAAGATGTGATGCTATTACCCTAGATTTATACACAGATAACTATAATGCCGGCATAATCGCCGCCCTAGATTTAGATTTTTTTGACCCTATAACTATTACTACAAACCAACCGGGCTCATCTACTTTAACTAAGACTTTACAGGTGTTTGGCGTAGCTATGGCAATTACGCCTAACAGCTGGAAAACGACACTAACCACACTAGAGCCGATAATAGACGGCTTTATACTAGACTCAAGCCTATACGGGGTGCTAGACACCGGCGTATTGGCCTATTAGGGGGAACAATGGCAGCGGGCTTAGGATTTAAGACCTTCACTACAGGTGAGGTTTTAACAGCCGCGGACGTAAACGGCTATTTAATGCAAGGCGTATTAGTTTTTGCTACAGAGGCAGCGCGTAACAGCGCCATAACCAGCCCACAAGAAGGGCAATTTGCATTTACTAAAGATACTAATAGCTTATGGTATTACACAGGCAGCGCGTGGGCAGCAAGTGGCGCGACAGGCGATATAGAGGGCGTAACAGCTGGTACAGGTATTAGCGGCGGTGGCACTAGCGGCACAGTAACTATTACTAACTCTATGGCTACTGAGATAGATGCTAAAGGCGATTTAGTAGTAGGCACGGGTGCAGATACCTTTGCGCGCCTAGCAGTTGGCGCTAATGGAACAGTTTTAACAGCTGCCAGCGGTGAGGCAACAGGGTTACAATGGGCTACCCCTGCTGCTAGTGGATTTGTCGGGGCTCAATTAACAAAGACAGCGCAAAGCGTTGCTACTGGTGATTATTACGCTGTTACTTGGGATAGTGAGGCCTTTGATACAAATGCTTTTCACGACAACTCTACAAACAATTCCAGAGTAACGATCCCATCAGGCAAAAGCGGCTATTACAGATTTAGCGGGATTATGACCTTTGCTTCTAATTCCACAGGTTCAAGATTAGTTAGAATACATAAGAACGGCTCTAACATAGTTTGGGTTGGTTGGCTTGCTGGTTTAGCAGGTGGCAACGAAACAGGCGTAGTTTTCTGCCATACCTTAAACGCAACTGCTGGAGATTATTTTGAATTATTCGTAAAACAAGAAAGCGGCAGCTCATTAAATGTAACTGCTAGCGCTTCTTGGGACGTTCAATTTCTAGGAGCATAAAAATATGACTAATAACGCAGAGCCAAGTTTATCGCAGCAATTACTAGCAGCTTGTCCAGAATTAACTATAGATAATTTTAGAGCTAACGGTGAGGTTGAGTGCCAAAATGATATGGACGGCAAAGGCACTTATATTTCTAAATGGGATTTAGATTTACCAATTCCAGATGGTTTTAGTTTTGGCAAACCTGCCTAAAAATTATTTATGCTAACAAGCTATAACGGGTGGCCTGCCAGTAAAGACCCGGAAGAAATTGGCATAAAGAGTTATGCAGTACCCGGCACTAATAGAAAGCTTAGATGCGCTGAGGCTGTAGCACCTTTGCTAGTAGGTTTTGCCGCTGAGTTTCACGCGCTAATAGAGCCAATAGATGAGGGCGCGCTAGATGAGTGGGGTTATGCTTTTCGTATGGTACGCGGCAGTACAGACCGCCTTAGCTGCCATAGCAGCGGTACAGCTATAGACCTAAACGCGACTAAACACCCGCTAGCAGCTGTTGGTACGTTTCCAGCTGATAAAGTACCAATGCTTAGAGCGCTCGCTAAAAAGTATGGCCTAACGTGGGGCGGGGATTACCGTAACCGTAAAGATGAAATGCACTTTGAGGTAAGCGTAAATCCACAAAAAGCCGCCAAAATTATACTAAAGTTAAACAAGGGCAAAACACAAGGGGCAGAGCAGGTTAAATAAATGAATAAAAAGCAATTAGAGGCGGCTGCCTATAGCTATGGACGTGCCGCGCTAGCAAGCGTTGCAGCTCTATACCTATCCGGGATTACAGACCCTAAAATATTGGCTAACGCCTTTATTGCAGGTTTGATAGGCCCATTAGTAAAAGCATTACAGCCTAACGAAAAGCAATTTGGACTAGGCGCTAAGTAGTGCGAGCCCTGCTAGGGGCTCTGGTACTTACAATGCTCTTAGCAGGGTGTGGCTATGACGGTTGGGTAAGGTATCCGTGCCAAAACTATGAAAACTGGGAAAATCCAGAGTGTAACCCGCCTCAATGCAGAGCAACGGGCATATGTACAGAGGACTTAATTAATTCTAATGAGTAAACAACCTACAAAATTAACGCCCGAGGACATACACGCCCGGCTAATCTTTTTTATAGGCGCGGTGTTAGCTGTAACCTTTTTAACTATAACTACAGGCGCGGTATATGCCCTAGTTTTTGTAACACAGCCCATAGGGGCGCAAGCGCCAAACGATAGAGATTTTATACAGCTGTTACAAACCCTAGCTATATTTTTAACAGGCGCTCTAGGCGGGGTACTTGCTGGTAATGGGCTCAAATCTAAGGCTGATAAAGACACAAAGAAAGACACGCCGCTAGAAAGCTAGCAATATGTCGCAGGCATAGGTCATACTTTTACTACACGCTGAGAGGGCTACTTAGTGTAGTAGTTTTATCAGCCTTAACAAAGGGTGATTTATGTTAGCTGATTTAGCAATAATTACATTAACAGTACTAATAGTAGGGCTATTTATGTTAGCGGCCTACCGCACGGGATACCGTGAGGGCCACGGTGACGGCTACCTAAGAGGGCGCAATATAGCTAAGGCGCTCAAAGAGGTGACTAAATGAGCTTTTTAGACGGCTATGAAGATGTAAACGCGCGCATTAAAAGAGCGCGGGCTGAGTTTCCGGGGTTACGCTTAGTAGCCTACATAGAGGACATAGACCTAAAAAACGGCTATATCTTAATTAGAGCTGAGGCTTACAAAAACTATGAAGATGATAAACCAAGCGCTGTAGATTATGCGCTAGAGGTTAGGTCAGACCGCGGCGTAAATGCTAATTTTTGGGTTGAAAATTGCGTAACCTCTGCCTATGGGCGTGTTATTGGCTTGCTAAGCCCGGGCGGTGTTGGTAGGCCTACTAGGCAAGATATGGAGAAGGTAGAGGCCATACAAGCCCCATTACAGACACGCGGGGCAGGCGGTGCAGTACCAAGCGCGGCTGAGTCAATAAGCGCTTTAAAGGCCAAGCTAGGGGCGGGTGAACCAATGCCAGAGCCGCCAATATGTAAACACGGGCATAGGGTGTTAATTGAAGGCACGTCAAATAAGACCGGCAGCCCTTACAAGGGTTATTTATGCCCACATAAAGTAAAAGCAAGTCAATGCCAGCCATTATGGTTAAAACGTTATGGTGATAGGTGGCTAGCCCCAGATGATTACACAGAGGTTATGCAAGATGCAGGGCGCAACCTAGACCCGATAGCAGAGCGTGAGCCTGTTCCAGATGAGCTATTAAGCGATACAGA